TAAACTATGATGCAAGATATTATGAAAAAGACCACGAGTTTTTCTAGGAGATTAAATTAATGGCTGATATGGTTACAGTTCAAGAGCTTGAGAATGCCAAGATTGATGCACGAACGATTGGAGAGTCGGTTAATGAAAATAAGATTGTAACACCTCGTTATGGTACGCCATTTAAATCAATGCCAATGATTGCAGAGGAGATGCAAAGTATAATCGGAACTATTATTGCTGGTGGTGTTCCAGCAAGTATTGTTTTAGATGGCAATCAAGCACAAGACGAAATAAATCTCTACGGCGGTAAAAAATACGACATGCCTGCTGGTGGTTATCTAGTAGGTGGGTTGGTTCGCTTAGATAATGGCGACATTGTAAAAAGCACTGTTGCGAATAATACTGTTGATCCGAATGTTGATATGTCGGGATGGGTTAATCCAGAAAGTATACTAAAAAGTGTTCTTGAGTATGGGGCAAGATCAAATGCCAACAATTCCCAATCATTCGATAGTACAGCTGCATTTCAAAATGCTTTAGATTTTGAGTGGGTCACATACCCATCGGCTGACTCTTTAGCTTACTACCCAAAAGCTAAAAACAAGCGTGTGCGCGTACCGCTTGGGCGCTATCTAATTACAGATACGCTACCCATTTCCTCGTATTTAAATCTCGATTTTGACGATGGAGTTGTGATTGATTTCAAGCCAACCACTTTAAAAGACTTATTTTCCCCACCTATTTCCAAAATGACGACAGCATATGATTCAGGGGCAACAACTTGGAAAGATATGACAATTTACGGCTTAAGATTTACTGGAGCTGCATTATTTAAAGGTGACTTAACTCGTAGCGGCACAGTGAACGCTAATTGCGCGGTTCGCGGATCAAATGTGCATCGTGCTTTATTCAGTAGATTTGCAGTCGAAGGTTTTAAAGAAGGGCTTCGTATTGATAGATTAGACACATCGACTTGGACTGGAACTCGTATCGGTAATTTCTACGAAAATGTAGTAGATAATGTATCAATACAAGATTGCACTTTGCCATTTTATAACAGTGGTAATTTAACGACGGTTATTAATGGGCGAATAGGGCATGAACTACTGCAAAAAACTGATATAAACATGGGTGATTATCTTGTGCATAACACGGGTGCTGGCTTTACATCATTAAACTTGAATATCGCATCACTAAGTCGCTCAAACAACCCAAAACTTGGACACATTTATGATAATTGTCAGGGTTCAACATATCACGGATTATATTCTGAATACTTCGACAACCTCTTTGTTGTAAATCCTGCGCTTCGATTTGGGGGTTTGAAAGTTGATGTTGGGCATGTTGTTAAATATCCAACAGATGTTCTTCTTAAGTTTGTAGATGGATATATGCCATCTTATAACCCTGCGACAAATACACGAAGTGGGACGAACTTAAAAAGCGCAGCAAACTGGACAGAACTAAACACAGGTGGTATCCAATTCTTTAACTCGCAAGCAGAACTGCTTGATGATTTTTTTGTTTTCGCACCGCAATACGATTTTAAATACGGGTTGTATGGAGCTTACTTCCCAGCGATACAGCAGATCGCAGTAGACTTTAAGCGATTCGGTACTCGAAACGATGGCTTTCTATCAAAGAATGGCGCAAGATTTATCGCAACACAGGCGACCACATTGAGATTTCCAGTTAAGCAAAACCAGTATGATGCGTACATATGTATCTTGGCTAAAGTGATAACAGGAAACTTCGCAGGTGCAGACATAAAATTAAATGTTGATTCTATCGGCAATGGGTTTATCACAACAGCAGAGACATTCTATGATTACGGGAACGGATGGAAAATGTATGCTGTTCGAGACGCATCGTTAGACCCTCGAAAAGCAACAAACCTAGAAATTTCCATAAAAAACGGTGTTCAGGTTGAAATTGAGCACATTGGGGCATATAAAAACGGAGTTCCGATCTATCCAAATTTCAAAGATGTTATGCCGAAAATTAACTCAAATACTTTCATGTATTGCGGTAATAGTGATGTCGCTTCGTCTTATCTTAAAGTTTCGGGTGGTCAGCTTGGCATTGGTGATGCTTTAGCGCCATTCATCCAAGTTGTGGGCGGTGCGGTAAATCAAGAAAGAAACATATCATACACTTTTGTTGAGACAGAAGGTACAAATAGACAAAATACACTGGATGGAAATCATACGGGTTTTTATGGCAATGCAAATATTACATTCTCAGATGCAAACACATTTGATAGTGCGGTAACTGCTACTGGAAATTCTAGGAACCTTGCTGAATCAATCGGTATCGGGCAGTATATTGGGATCACGCAAGACGCGATATTAACAGCTGATGCTAAAGTTGTTGATAGGGTTTATAGTGTTCCTGAGTCTAAATATACAACCAACTTGATTCTAAATAAAAACTTCAATGTTGCTGTTGCTATTGCAAGTCATTCTGCTGCACAGAAGCCAATTTACAAAACTGTAAAAGGTGCTGATGTTGCTAAGACGCTGACAGGCTCCAAAACTTTTGATCCACCTTCGTTAGCAGCCAACGCGATTCAGTCAACTACAGTAACAGTATCGGGTGCTTTAGTTGGTGACACCGTAGATGTTGGTTTCTCTGTTGCGTTGGGTGTATCTAGTAGAATGTGGGGTGAGGTCACAGCAAGCAATACTGTTACCGTTTACCATCAAAATTTAACCGCAAGTGTTGTAGATGTTGCAAGTGGGGTAGTTACTGTTAAAGTTCAGCAGTAATTAACACAACAAACCACCACTAACCTTGACCTTTAATTAGGTCTGGGTTTTACTCTACAATGGTTACACAAATCTAATTAAGTATTTAATGCACAAGATTATACCAAAAACACTTTAGGCACTAGCAATTATATAAGGAGAGTACATGAACTACATAGATCAGGTCTATGCTGCTCTGATCTATGTTTGGACAGAGTATGATCATTTAAGCGTTACTGTGAAGTACGCTATTGCAGGTTTCTTAGTCGCCTTCGTGGTGTCTATCTTAAAGACTAAAGAGGCAGGGGGTGTACGTTGGATTGAGAGTACCCTATGTGGTATCTTCGCAGGGTTGACCATTACTGGTTTAACCCTGCTAGGAGTACCTATCGGGTTATCTGGGATCGTCGCAGGTATCATCGGTTATAACGGAACTAAGAAAACAGTTGCGTATTTACATCATCGTATTTTAGGAGAACCTAAAGATGAAATTAACTAAGGGTGGGTTTGATATAATCCGTAAAGAGGTATTCAAGGGTAAGCTCACTGCATCGCAGGTGCAAGCCCTAGAGTACTTAGTACGTCGTTGTACAGAAGCAGGTATGAGTTACCCAGAAGGTGCTTACACACTAGCTACTGTGTACCATGAGACAGCAGCCACTATGTTACCTATTAAGGAACGAGGTTCTGATGCGTATTTAAAATCTAAGAAGTACTACCCGTACATTGGTTATGGGTACGTACAGCTTACATGGAAAGACAACTACGCACGTATTGGTAAACTAATCGGTGTAGACTTAATTAAGAATCCTGAAAAGGCTCTTGATCCTGAAGTAGCTTCAGAGATTATGGTACTAGGTATGTTACATGGTTGGTTTACAGGTGTAGGCTTCCAGAAGAAACGTCCTGTATACAAGTATGATCGTATTAGCTATATTCGAGCCAGAGCGATCATCAATGGCACAGATAAGGCAGAAGCTATAGCAGAGTACGCTATGGTATTTGAGAAGGCTCTACGGAGCTTATAGGAGGTTCTATGGCTAAGAGTATTGGTGCTAAGGTTAGTAAATTAGCTAACCTCCATGAGTTATTGGTTGATCTATTCATCCAAGACATTCAGTTATGTATTGAAGAAAGTATCCCTATGTCAGCGTCAGATAAAGCAGTTATTGTATCGTTCTTAAAGAATGAAGAAATCACAGCTACTCCTGATGATGATAAGATTGATGCTATGCGTGAAGAATTTCAATCCTTCCAAGATGAAGGGCGTAAGGCTAGAGCTATGAGTATTTTAAACTCAGCTAAAGAGGAAAGTATTCCACTAAGTTAAGGAGATAAGAATGGATTATGTATCTGATATAACATTAGATAGGTACAAGAAGCTACACGCAGAGTGTAGTAAATGGGCTGAGAATCCTAATAGTATACCAGATGATTTCCGTTCTGACTTATCATTATGGTTCGCAGGTACATTCAGAAACTTCAGAGAGTTCGCTGCACTAGGTATGGCAAAGCTAGGCTTTAAACTATCTAAGATTCAAGCAGACATCTGTGACTTCATGCAGTTCGGTGGTACTAAACGAATGGTACAGGCACAACGTGGGCAAGCTAAGAGTACCTTAGCTGCGCTGTACATCATCTGGCGACTGATTCAAGACCCTAGTACACGGTGCTTAATTGTATCTGGTGCAGGGGATCAGGCAGATGATATTGCAATTCTTATTGTACGTATCATTATGGATTGGAGCATCTTGTGTTGGTTACGTCCTGACGTTTCTAATGGAGACCGAGACAGTACCAAACGATTTGATGTGCATGGTAGCCTTAAAGGTATTGATAAATCA